ACTTCCAGTTGTTGTTCAATATAGTCTGGATCATATTCTATTGTAATCATCGTGAGTTCCTATAAATGCTTGAGTTATCCCAATCCTCTTGGGTTTTAATATGTGGAGCAAATCGATCTAACCAACGGCGAGGCACAGCCATACCATTACAATCACGAATACTTGGTCGTCTTGCTCTCTTTTGATCAGTGCGTGGTCTTGCGTGATAATCGTAGTGTCGATTGCTTCGTCGTGTTTGAGGTTTAAGTCTATAACATTGATGTCGAGTCATTACCCAGTTACGCAAGTCCTCACTGGGTTTCATAGCAAATACCCATAACTTCCATATATCGTGATTTTGTAATCGATTTTTCTTGAGAAAACGACTACGCACATAAGTGATTTCTTGCTTGAGATTAGCAGGCACAACTTCGCGGTCAAGAGGACCGGCACAAGCCAATAATAATTCAGTGATTACTTGAGATCTTTCTTGTCGAGTAAATCTACTAATGTGACTGATAAATTCTTTCTTGCCATTACTGTTAATATTCATTACAAGTCCTTTCAAATAACAGAGTCTCTTATAAGAGACTCATTCGTGTGCTAACGCACACTCATATATGAATCTAAACAAACAACTCCTTGGTGTTGAAGTCGTGTTTAAGCCCTTATGCGAGCATACGCTATAACCAGGACCGCTTGGTATCAAGCGATCATCTTTCTCTGCGACCGGTGTTCTTATTGAACAGGGTAGGCTGGGTCATTAGCCTTTGAGCAGGGTTTTGTCACAAGTGACGACACCGTTTGGTCCTCAAACACAGATGAGATGCTTGAAGTTCCTGTGTGTTGCTTTTTCATCAGAGCACACATATTCATCGGAGCGATAGAAAATAAAATAGAAATGATCTATTTTTTCAACTATCGCCATAGTAATATTATTTAGTATTGTATAACAGAATTAGGACAATAAGCAATGATTTCTGGCTATTTTCGTTTGATATGATCAACCCAGCAATCCAATCCGTGGGTTAGAATAGATAGTTCTTGTTGCCAAAACTCAGCAAGTTCAATGTTGTTGTTATCCAAGGCTTCTTGGACAAACACATAGGCATCTGCGATAGCATCTATCACATAGTCTAAGTCTGGTTCAAAGTGATCCATCAAGTATTTACTCCGGCCAAAAAAAAGCACACTTGCGTGTGCTTAACCCAAAATACCAAGAACTATTAGATAACTTATTATTCAGGGTGTGGAGGGTAACGGACGGAGATTGTATAATGGCATACACAATCGAACTTAGAGAATTAACCTATGGCGTAGGTAAAATAGAAAGAATACATTACGCCTCCACACTTTTATTTATAATCTTCTGTGCGAAAGGTGATTTTAGCCACTCAGTACAACGCACAGGTATGGGCTGTGTCATAGTAGTACGCAAGATCCAATTGTTCTTGTGCCGCTTAAATAATTGAATGCGTGTGTAAATCATACCATTACTTACCGAAAGATAATATACGCCGTTTATGAGCAGACCATCAGCACCCATCATCAATCGCATAGCCATAGGTAAAACACACTATGATTATATCATAAAACAATCACCAGGTGTTTGGACCATATTCTATCGTGGTGAGCCATTTAATCTTGTAAAAGAAAATCGCTATAGAGATGATATTCCGCCCAAATACATACGCACAGCCTGGGCTAATGAAAAATCCGCACAACGCTTGTGTGCTAGATTAAATCAATATTTCGGTACTACAGACTTTTCAGTTGTTTGCTTGAAGTAGTGGTTGCCCTGTAGCAGTATCAACAATAACCACACCTTGAACGGCTGTGTGTGCTTGCTCGCTCTGCTGATTGATCTTGTCAGTTTGATCTTCTGCCACAGTTTCTATTTTGTGAAACTTAACTGTGTCAAACCAAATGTGGTTAGGATAGATCCACTGACGAAACTCATGATCAAAGTCTCTGGGCTCAAACTCTTGACATCTAACCAATAGTTCTTTTTCTATTGATTTTACAGGAAGTTCTACCACAACAGCAAAGTCTTCTGCTTTGCGTTTAATATAAGCAGTGGCCGCTTCAAGTGAGTCAAACAACAGCACACCTGGCTGTAGGCCTATGCTGTCATTGACCAACAATAACTCAGCCCAACTAATGCCACCTTGTAAGCGAGCAATAGCTACTTTCTTCAATTCTGCTGTCCAATAAACCTTCTTGAGTGCGGGTATCTTTTTCTCTTGTTTTGCCATACAGTTATTTACACAGGTATAAAAACCCTATATTATTCAATGACTTACACCCAGGTTGACCACAAATGTGTTTTATGTAATAATACTAATACTGAAACTATATGGAAGGTTATACAAATGAAAGTCACTGTAAAACAAATAGCTTGGCTCAATGTTGAGCGTCATTATACACATACTCTTGAGATTGATCCTGAAGAATATGCTCTAATACAATCGGGTGATCACGAATATTACGAGGATATTGAAGAATGGGCCCAAGATCAAGAACTTAACGGCGAATTCTATGATTGTGCTCACGAATGGCAAGATGATCGCATTGAATCAGTTGAAATTGAGGAGGTGTCAGAATGATCACAGCATTAACCATATTGTTGCTATTATTATGAACAGTCTATTTGCTCGTGTGCGATTACAAGCACAGTTACGCCAGATCATTGAACAGTTTGGTCAAGATCAAGGCCTCAAGATTATAGAACAAGCATTGTTGAAAGAGTTAAAGTATGCTCCAAAAACTCCTGTGTCATGACGGAGTGACTGTACCAAACTAAACTTGGTTCCTTCCAGTAGTCACGCGGGCTGACTTGTTTAGATGCCCGTAATCCTATACTATAGATCAAGCCCACATAACAGTGGGCTTTTTCTTGTTCTCGCTAAATAATCATATGGAACATGAAAAGGATTCAAGTCAATCAAACAGTGCCGAACAAGCCGTAAAAAAGGCTTGGGGTGGAGCTAGACCGGGAGCGGGCCGTCCAAAGGGTTCAACCGACAAAGTCACAGCCCGGCACATACTTGAAACAGCCGAACAAATCATTGGCAAGCCATTTGTTGAAAGTCTAATGGAAGGCTACCGTGATACCATTCTTGATGGCGATCGTAAAAATCGTGTGATCTATGAAAAGATCATTATTGACAAAGTTGCTACCACATTATTTGATGTTGAAGTAACCGAAAGTGAAGATTTGATCACAGCCAAACAGCAAGCATTTGCCCAAGCACTGGCGGCCATTGCTACAGAAGTCAAGAATACAGACGAAACTAAATAATACTATTATGCCATTAATGAAATCAACCAGCAAAGGGGCATTTGCCAAGAATGTTCGGGCTGAAATAGCCGCGGGTAAGCCAGTTAAGCAAGCCGTAGCCATAGCATACGCTACCAAACGGGACGCCGAGAAAAAAGGTAGTAAATCAAAGACTTCGAAGTCAAAAGGAAAAAAGAAATGAAATCAACACAAAGCGATAAAGGCCTAGGCTTTGACGGTGCTGAACAAGTAAGCCGTCGTGACACAAGCAAAAAGTTTGCTGGTAATCAATCTGGTCTAACTGGCACAGCGAATGCTGGCCGTGGTCCAACAAAAGGAAACAATGGTGCTTGCCATGATCCAATCTCTGGTGCTGGTAGTGCCAAAGGTGCTCCTGACACATCGGGTAAGTCAAGCAAAGTTGCTGACAGTGATTCAATCAATGTAGGCCGTGGTCCAACAGGTGGTGGTCGTAAGTTTGATCCATCAGCAGGACAAAACTATCACGGTAACGCAGACCGTATCAATGTAGGGCGTGGTCCAACGAAAGGTAATCAACAATAATGAGCTCACCAGTATTCGCACCCACAGGCAAGAGTTATATCATTGCTTACGCAGATGACTCTACTGACACAAGTTTAGAAGTGCCAGCGGCACAGGCAGTATCAGTTTTCAATCCTGATTCGGCTAATGTTATAGCAGTGAACTTTAGTTTTAATGCTGATGATACCAATGCCTCCATTCCTCTAGCAGGTGATCCCGGCTTGGGCACAGTGGTAGGTCCACAACAACAAATTACATTGAGCATTCCTCAAGCAGGCTATGTGACACCAATGTATATCAGTGTAGCAGGTGTAAGTGCCACTGGTAATGTATATGTTTCAACAGGGAGTTTCCAATAATGGTTGCTAAATCAAACAAACCAAGAGGTCCAGTTCGCATTGACAATGAGTCAGCACCTGGCACAAGCAAGACAGCCAATCCACAGCGTAAGGCAGTGAATCAGTCTCGTGGCCCACAAACAGGCAACGCTGGCACACCAAGCAAACAAAAAAGTTTCTTGGAAGAAAAGTCAGACCGTTCTAGTCGCTTCAGTCAGTTGGCGGATATGGTTATGGGAGCTTTCGGCAAACGCGGAGAAGGAATGAAGCCGCATTTGGAAGCCGCTGTAGAGCCAGCACATGAATATACTAATGTAGGCCGTCGTAAGAGTAAGTAATAGTAAGTCACTGGTCAGTATAAACCATTACTGACCAGTTTGTAGTATTGTATTGTAAAGAAAGGTAATGTAATGAATACAAGAGCAACCCCTCCTGGCGTTAATCCATGGGATGAACAAGCAGTTGAACCCATCGATCAAAAAGAAATCGCCAAACTAAAAAAACCATTAAAAGCAACCACTCCAGACCTTGAGTATGATCTTGAAGGTTTAATGAGTGACTTCCCCACAGCCAAAGACTTAGAACGATTTGTCTATGATGAAACCGGTGTGGTGTTGAACCTTAAAGGTCGTGCTAACAAACTCAAATATGAAGTGGCTAAAGATGTGCTAAATGGCCAAGAAGTAGATGAAAAGTATTTGGGCAAGGACAATCCATACTTGGATAAAAGTGACTTGGTACCAGTAGATGACATTAAAGATCCACCTGCTGATGATCCAAGCATTCCACCACGCACAGAAGTTCAGAACGCTTTCCACAGCCGTATGATTCCACACACAGATGAAGACTTACGAGCACAAGGCCGCCATGTTGAAGTAACCTTCCGCAAGTATAACAATGGTATGATTACCTACAACATTCTTGGTCCTATTGATGAACGCCCACAAGGTGAAAAGATTGACAAGTATGGTCGTGTGCGTCCAGAAATCATTCGTTGGGTAGATCCACGCTCGGGCGAACAAATCGCACAGCGTCCTGATGGCACACTCACACCACTAGGCAAGCGTCTTCGTGCGTTGATGCGTACATTCCGTGTGAATAAAACTAACCAGTGGGATGTATGGGTTGATCGTGACTTCATACAGGATCAAGATGCTGTGATCCAAAACCCATGGGCGGATCATGAATAACCAAGATGTAAAAATCTTACAAAAGGTTGGAGCCGCACAGCGTGAAGCATTCAAAGAAAAGTTCCCTGGTCAAGTGGAACATTGTATGCGACTCACAGCCGAACGGCTTCAAGCAGTGCTAACCAAGTATGAAGGAACTGATCCTAAGGATCCTGCTACTTGGCGAGCCACACCTAGAGACATAGCGGACCTTGCTATTGCTCTTAACTACCTACAAGAAATACATTTCCGTTTATGAAGTATGATATAATCTATGCTGATCCACCGTGGCACTATGCCGCCCGTCGTACTGGCACAGTGTTTGGTGGTGGAGTAACTGACAAATATCCCACACTAAGAGTTGAAGAAATAGCCGCACTGCCTGTGCGAGAGTGGGCGGCTGATGACTCAGTGTTGTTAGTCTGGACCACAATGCCTTACTTGATGAGAACACAAGAAGTTATTGATAGTTGGGGCTTTCGATATGTTACTTGTGCTTTTACTTGGATCAAGACCAACAAGAATTCGGGCACAGTATTCAAAGGTGTGGGCAACTATACCAAATCAAATGCTGAACTGTGTTTGTTAGCCAAGCGGGGGACAGGTATACCTCGCGTTCATCGTGATGTAGCACAGGTCATATTAGAAGCACGACGCGAACACAGTCGCAAACCTGATCGTGTGCGTGATGACATTGTTCGCCTGTTTGGTGATCGCCCTCGATTGGAAATGTTTGCTCGTACAGCCACACCGGGTTGGGCAGTATGGGGTAATGAAACGGATAAATTCAAATGTTAGATCCAGCCGTGCTCATGCGTCGTGCTTTGCGATACATTTGCGACGAACATCAACTAACACCCGCCGCACTTAATCTATTAGATGGAACCACGAAATCAACTTTGGAAGATCTTGCTTGGGCTGTGGCTGATGACATGCGTTATAATGAACTCAAGTACTTCAGACCATTCGAGCACCAAAAACGATTTTTCACTACCAAGACTGATCGTCGTGGAATCCTTGCCGCTAACCGTATTGGTAAAACTGTTTCAACCTGTTATGAAACAGCCTATCACCTTACTGGACGATATCCAGATTGGTGGGAAGGCCGACGCTTTGACAAGCCTATTACAGTAATGGTTGCCGGTGAAGGTTGGAGCCAAGTTGCTCTGGTGCTACAAAACGAACTGCTGGGCACACCCGACATCAAGATCAAAGAAAACATAGGCACTGGTGCCATACCGCGTGATTGTATTGTAACAGATACCATGCGTTGCGATGGTGCCAATGTCATTGGTGTGGAGATTCGACATAAGTCAGGTACCAACAGTTATTTGCTGTTTGCCAACTACACTCAAGAAGTTCGCCAACTACAAGGTTTCAAACTTAATCTTGCTGTGTTTGACGAACAACCACCCGATGATTTCTTCAGTGAAATTGTTACAAGAACGGCCACCACACAGGGTATGGTGTTATGTTCATTTACGCCACTAAAAGGTTTGAATGGACTAGTATCAAAGTTCTGGAATCGTGAAGAAGGTTATGACTATATTCGTGTGGCTTGGGATGATGTTCCAGAATATGATCAATGGGGCGAACCTTTTCTATTAAAAGAAACTCGTCAGCAGTTAGAGCGTGATTACTTGCCACACGAGCGTGAAGCTCGTATTGCGGGTAAGCCTATCATGGGTCAAGGTGCTGTGTTCCAACTTAACTCTTGGCCTACATACAAGTTAGGTGAATACAAGTTCAAAGAAATGCCCGGTATTAATCGTGTGATTGCTTTGGACTTGGGCCTTGTGAACGACAAAACAGTTATATCACTAATGTATTGGCATCCGGAAGAACAGCGAGCATGGTTACACACCCAAATAAGAGTAAGCGGTTTGGATGAAGCCAACCCTACAAACTATATCAATCACTTGCTACGCCCTGAAGTGTTTGGCACGCCCATAGTGCTACCTGCTGATGCTTCAACTCCGGGTCGTTATACTATGAGTTCAACTTCCATACGCGAACTGTTTGAACAGTATGGATTGAATGTTTGGCCCAAACCCATTATGAATCCACCCGACTTACAAGGCCGCACCACAAACCACAAATCATATGGTGTGAATGTCATGCGTCAAATGTTAGAAGCGGGCACACTGGAAATAAACGAAAACTGTACAGACTTTTTACGCGAAGCACAAAACTACTATGTAGATCCACAAGGACGCTTTAGTGATCCAGATGACTGTATAGATAGTGCTCGCTATGCTCTGATCGCCTGCTTACAAGGCATAGCAGAACCATGGGATGGACTAAGCCCACAACAGCGTATGGCTGTGGCCAAAGATAGAATCTATGACCTAAAACAACGCAATCAATGGACACGCGACCCACTTAAGCAAGCGTATAATCCGGATTAAATCAGCCTATACTAAATAATAGATACAAAAGGATTCCAACAATGCTCGACATTAGAAATGTAGTGGCTTCAAAACTTAATACCAATGTAGCCCGCAATGAACGCTTGGTGCGTTTGAAAGGTATGATGGATATCAAGGCCGCTGCCTATTTGCGTTACTTGGGTACAAAGAACCAAATCAACCGAGCCAGTGATTATCACTATTTGATGTTGGCTGTGACCAACTCAACAGCACCAGTAAATGGTATCGACTATATTCACCCGGTGGTCAAACCCTGTGTGGATTATGCCACAGCAGTTATTGCCAAAGGACTTACACCTAACGGTGAAGTAAACTTTGAATTCACACCAGATCGTAATGGTGATGAAGCGGCTGCTCGTCAAGCCACAGAAATGGTCAGCAAGGTTATTAATCAATACAACGATCCACACAAAATTGTACAACAGTGGGCCATGGATGCCGCACTACACAAAAATGGTATGTTAATGGTACTACCAGTGCGTGAGCAAATCACACGCTATGTAGAAACCAAAGGTACCATGGATCAACTTCGTGCGTTTGAACAACAAGCAGAAACATCAGGATTGACTGTGCTACGCCAAAGCCGTCGCAAGTTCAATGTAGATGCGGCCGCTGTGTTCCAGGAAGCACAAGGCATGTTAAAAGGCTTGAATCAAGAACAAGCACAGGCCATGTTTGATGCCAAGTTGGCCAAGATTGATGCCAGCATTGCCGGTGATACAGAATTAGCAGATGAAATATCTGCTGTTAATGTTCAAGCCGAACAAGCAGATGACTTGTTGGCCGAAGCCATCGCTCGCAACACCATTTACACAGCCAAATATAAACTTACTGGCTACAGTTTGAACATTCAGTTCAAGAACATTCCACAACATTATTGGATTTGTGATCCTACTGTGTTGTTGATTAAAGATCAACCATTCTGCGGATATTATGATGACATGAGTATCAGTGAAGTACAAGAAATGTATCCAGATGTTGATTTAGAAGAATTCAGAGTTCATGCTAGTTACAACCAAAACGGTGCGTATCAAGCGGGCTCAGTGTTGAACAACTTGGCCATTCACGCTAGAGATTCAGTGCCTATTCAAGGCATTCCAGTTGATTCAGCTAGTGCGGCCGACCCTGACAGTCGTCGTGTCACAGTATTGACCATTTGGAATCGCTTTGACATTGATGGTGATGGCGAAATGGAGTTAGTTGAAATCATATTCTCGGGCGATTACATTATATCTGCCCGTGAAGTTGAATTCATTCCAGTGGCCAACATGTGTCCAAAACCACTTCCTGGCAACTTCTATGGTATGAGTATTGCTGAATCAGTTATTCCTAGTCAAGAATATGCCACAGCCGGCCATAGAGCCGAGATCCAACTTGGATTATTAACAGCTACACCTCGTCTTGGAGTTAAACCAGACAAAGTCGATTTCGAAATGCTCATGGACGGTGAAGCCGCAATCTTTGTTTTAGATACCAAGTTTGATCCATCAACCGATGTATATCCATTGCCTCCTCCGAGTGGTAACTTACAGTTTATGGAAGTGGCAATGAACCGTATTCAACAGGATACCATGAGTTTGATTGGTATGACCACACCTAATGATGTGTTCAATCCCGAAGTTATGGCTCCGGGCAATTCAGGTGCTAAACTACAACTAGCACTTGGACCAAATCAAATCATTCAAGACAACACTGTAAAGAATTCAGCAGATGGCCTACGCGACCTTATTTGGTTGGTATGGCGTACATTGATTCAGTATGGTGATGATTATGGTGTTAAGAAACTAGCACAAGAGTTCCATCCTGATAACAAGCCAGAGTTTATTGATTACTTGGCCTGGGATGACATGAACTTCTGTGATCGCAAACTTATTCACTTGGAACTAGCACTGGGCATGATGAGTGATGAAAACCAAGTGGCTCGTATTGATTTGATCAAGAAGTCACAACAAGAGTTATATCAAACTGTAGCCGCTATGGCCGCACAAGGTTCATTGACTCCAGAAATGTATGCCAAAGTCAAACGCCCATATGAAGACACATTGTATGTGCTAGGGGTTAAAGACATTGATACCTACTTACCAACTGATGATGAAGTGTTAAAGATGATTGAGCAAGGCAAACAAACAGCTCAAGCCAAAGAACCTACACCGGCAGAGAAGAAAGACTTAAGTACAGCGGAACTTAACCAAGCCAAGGCACAGCAGATTGCTCAAGAAATGTCAGGAGAAGATCCTACTAGTCAAAAGGACTACATGGCCTTGGCAATGGGTAAGGCGACCGATTACGGTCACTAATAGTAAAGGAATAGACAAGTAATGATACAAGCAGATACCGTAGAAGCATTTAACAAACGACTCACAGTCGATTTGAATAATATTAAAAAGATGACGCCCAGTCAGTTGGACGCTGTCAAAACCTACGGATCACAAGCAGAAGCATTACTTAAAAATAAAGACCTGGCACTGTTTATTCATCACTTCAAGTTTGAAGTAGCAGATGCCTTGTCCGCCACAGCCGGACATTCACCCGATGATAATGCCCGTAGAGTCGCACTCTCAAACGAACTACGCGGTATTGACCAATTCATTGCCACGCTCCAACGAGCGGTGTATATGAAAAATAAGGTGGTAACTCAACAGACTACAGGGGTAGTCAATGCTGAGCCCACTGATCCATTAAAAAGAGAGTATAATCTATGAACACATCTACTATGCCTAACGATCAAGCCGCGGCCACTAGTAACAACGCAGTTCCAAGTCTAGATTCCATAGCCGAGAAAATGGCCGCCATGCGTAACCAAGTTCAAGCTACTAGACAAACTGAGACAGGTTCTTCTGAGAAGGCACAAGCAGAAGCCCCTGTGGCACCATCAGCACAAGATGCTGAGCCAGAAGTTGATCCACTACAAGACGAGTATGCGGAAGCAGCCACTGAAGAAAGTCCAGCCCTTGAAAGCGTTGAGCCCGGAGAAGACGAGCCAAACGACCAAGTAAGCGAAACTGATGAAGCAGATACCACAGCACAAGAAATCATTGATTTCGTAGAGTTTGCCGAAAGCAACCCTAATGCCAAATTCAAGTTTATGAAGAATGGCAAAGAAATGATCATTGATGCTAAGAAGGCAGCCGCAATATTAGGTCAAGGTGGAGCAATTCACGAAGACGCTCGCCAACTCAAAATAGAGAAGGCCGAGTTCGAAGAATATCTGAAAGAAACCCGAGCCAAACAAGACGGTATGTTGTTGGCCATGGAATTCACTGTTCAACCTAAGCTCAAAGCGGCTTATGATGAAATCATGAAAACTCAGAACTATCAAAATACATTCCAACAGCAGTTGGCCACAGTAAAGGATCCGGCTCAAAGGGCACGAATCCAAGCGTCAATGGCACAGAATGAAAGATATATTCAACAACAAGCACAACTGGTTAATCAGTTGAAGCCTGCTGTTGATCAGTTTTATGAACATCGCCGCGAACAAGTTGCCACTGTATTAGAACAAAATCGCAAGAGTTTCAAAGACAAAGAGTTGAAAAACGAATATGTCTATAATGAAATTCGCGAAAAGGTTGCTAAAGGGTGGGAAGGTGCTAATGGTGAAATCATTCCTGGCATTAAAAACATTGATCTTATCAGTTCTGATGAACATTTGTTAGGCCTAGTACGCGATGGACTCAAGTTCCGTGATCGCCCTAGAGCACAACAAGCAGGAGCCAGTGTGGCTGCTCTAACCAGCAGAAAAGGCACTACTCCGCAAAGTCGTTCAGCAAATGATGATATTAACAAACTTCGTGAGCAAGCCAGAGGCGGAGATAAAAAAGCCGCAGATAACCTTCTTGTAGCCCAACTCAACAAACTAAGAGCAGGCCGAAGAGGGTAAATACAAAACCATTAATATAAAGGAAAAATAAAATGGCTGGATATATTGCTACATCATCAATCGGTAACGGCACAACATCTTATGGTACTGACATCGTAGTTAAGGACCTAGACTTAGATGTGTCTAACCGTGTTAAAGACGATACACCTGTATTAAACATGTGTATGACTAAAAAGCGTAAAGTTAATTCAACTTTGCCTTTATGGACTGACGACATTTATCGTCTTCCAGCAGTACAAGCTGTTCAAGAAGCGGCAGCAGTTAGTGCGAACAACGCAGAAGCTAACCAACGCTACAACTTGGGCAACTACACTCAGATTTTCCAAACAACTGTAGCATCAAGTGGTACAGCTCGTGCGGTAGAACAATCTGGTGGAGATCCTCAGGCTTACCAAGAAGTTAAGCAACTTATCGAATTGATGTTCGATGTGGAAGCTCAACTTGTGCGTAACGACCAAATCGGTACAAAATACGGTGGTCAGTCTGGTTCAGCAGGTGGCATTTCTGGTGACGAACAAACAGGTCGTCGCTTTGGTTCATTGAGTTCATTCGCTGGCACACAATCATTTAACACAACAGTGGGTAATGTGAGTGGTATCAGTACTTGGATCAACAACGAAACAACTGACAGTGCTACAGAATATGCGGCTAACTTGACAGTTAACGCTAACGGTAGTGGCTACTTCACTGGTACATTTACAAACCAAGTGTTTTCACCAGTATTGTACAAGCAGTTAGTTACAGTTGCTGAGCAACGCTACAACGCTAAGATTCGCACAATGGTTGTTCCAACATCATTGCGTACAATCGTTAGTGATAACATTGGTGCTTCAAACACAAGTATCAACCGTCGTAATGTTGAGCGTGGCGACACGATTCAAACTTATGAAGGTGACTTCAGTTACACATACGAAATCTATGATTCTTGGATCATGGACCAAGTTGGTGTTTCTAACAGCATCTACTTCTTGAATGAAGAAGTGTTACAATGGGGCTCATTGCGTGACCTAGGTCCAAACAACGAAGTGTTCTCGAACGCTGACGCAAGTTTAGACCAGTTCATCATGGAAGGTACATTGATCGTGCGTAACCCAGCAGGCGTTGGTATGTTGAACAACATCACTAACACTGGTTCATTGGTTACTTCACCACGAGCAAGTGCTCTTGTAAAACGAGCTGCCAATACATATTAATCCTTAGGATTATATGGCTCGAGAAACCCGCTCTAGTAGCGGGTTTTTCTTTGGCTAACAACCCACTATCTTACGCACATACTAAATATAGATATGCCTGAAAATACTAATCCACACTACCTACCTACTGACGACAGCGATGTTGTAAGAGACTATAACTTCCTACGCCAAGATGCCGGAGGAATGGCTACCAAACACAATGGTGTAGCAGATAAACTGTTACAAAACGACAAGTTATACAACAGTCTTAAAGGTGATTGGAAAAGAGAAGATTGGTCCAATAATAAAAATATCAAAATCACCAC